ATGAGCAAATAAATCTGCTCTTCCTTCTAAATCATCCCAAACAGATAATATTTCATTTCGGAAATTTCCACTCTCAGCAAATAAATCATATAATTCATTTGCGAGATCCGTCCATAAAGAAGTGGCATCTGTATAACTACCAAATATTTTTTCAGCAGTTTCTAGCCATTTTGAACTTACAGCATCCTTTACAGAATTTAAAACATCAGAAAATGTTCTAGCTTCCTGAGCAGCTTTAAAAGCTTTAAGTCCGAATTTATCTAATTCGTCACCATATCTTGAAATTACTTCCGATGCAGTCAAACCTGTCTCTTCAGAAATTTCATAAATTTTATCAACGGCAGCTGAATATTTTTCAAGTCCAGTTGTTAATACATCACTTGTAAACCATTTTTCACTAAGTTGTTCTGTAAACTGAGCTTTTGCAAAATTTTTGCCAGTCTTAGTTGTATATGTATCTCCAGCCTTTGTTAATTCACCCATTGCAACAGCAGTATCAAGAATGGTTTGACGAAATTCTTGAGTATCCATATTTGCATTTTGTATGGATTTATAATCAATTAACTGAACATTACCTTTTCCCATTGCCTGAGCAAGTTGATACATTGCTTGTGAAGCCGTTGTGGCATTTTGCCCAGAAAGAGCTGCCCAGTTAGCAATACCCATCATAGCTTCTACTGATTTATCTAAATCTTGTCCAGCAGCTGTGAATTTTCCAACATTGCTAACCATATCAGTAAAGCTATAAGATGTTTCATCAGCAAACCAATTAAGTTTTTCTAATTGAGTATTAACTTCCGAATATTTTTCGGTTTCATCAGTTAATTCTTTTCCAGCAACAGATATGGTTTGAGCCATTAATGTTGCTAAAGATGTTGACTTTTGAGCATATTTTTCCCAACCAGCAGATATCTGATCTATCGATAAAGACTTAACTAATTGCCCACCTAAATTTACTATTTTATTTGTAATATTTGAGATTGCTGTAATTGCAGCAACTTGAAGTGCAGAAAATTTAACTTCGACTTTTGATATACTATCTGCTACACCATCGAAGTTAAGACTATCTTCTAATTTAGATAGTGTAGCCATGCTTTGTTTGGTATTTTTTTCAAACTTAGCATTGTCAAAATCCAATTGAACTACACGCTTATCAATGTTATCGCTCATAGATTCTTTAACTCCTTCCATGTACTATTTAATATATCATTATATGCTTTTTCCATTATAGGATTTAAATAATTTTTTCCAGATATCCATTTTCCATTAGACGTAGCATGACCTTCGTCAAGAATAATTGCCATGTTTGTTCCATTTTGAATATCCGTATTATCAAATTCTACAATGATTCCATTTCTAGTATTATATATTTTATAACTCCACGAATCTGATATTGTTTCAGAATATTCTTTTGTGGCATCAACTAAATTTTTGATAGTATTTTTAGCAATAGATTTTATGGAATCAAAATTTGCAATTGTTGCAGCATTATTAAGATATTTTTCTGCAGATTCATATGTTCCTTTTGATTTTAAAGAAAATGGCATATTATTTTATCCTTTGCTACCATAACTTTTTCGACGAGCAGCATTCAAAGCAGCATTTTTAGAAAGAATATCTTTTTTACCCATCTTTTTTGGTTGCTTATTTTTAATATTACATATTCTAATTAAAGTAAGTAATCTATTTAAATGCCATTTTTCATATTGTGGAGGTATCTCACATGCAATCATCCAATAATAAATTAATTCGCTTGATATTTTTTCGCTACTTCGATGAATCGTTGGAACTCCAGCAGTTTGTTCTTTTGTAAACCATGTAGCTGTCATAGGATCTTGTATATAATCGTTTATTTTTTTGTAGTCATCGTCAGTAAAATTATCATAAACACTTTCATCAACATTTTGAGTTAATGTCATGCATTTTATGTATTCTTTAGTTTCTTCTTTTGTTTTTTTAGCACTATCATCTAAAAAGGGTTTATGATAAATTGACTCCCATTTGGAAAGGGAGATCAATGAATGCTCAAGCATTAATGTTTGCTCTTTAAAAGCAGCTTTGGTTTGTATAAATTCTTGAGTTTTATTATTAAACTCTTCTGAATCATGACCATATATTACTAATTTAAGCATAATTGATCTCCTTTACTTTGACTAATTACTTTTTGTTAGTATTTATTACTAACTCTTTTTTGCCAGATTCGATATCTTTTGGAACAATGCCATTAACGAATGCAACGGCAGCATCAGCATTTGTTGACAATTCCATGAATAATTCAGAATATGCTTCTGTTTGGGTAAATTCATTACGTAATTGTTCAGATTTGATAAACCGTCTTCCATCATCACTCTTAACACCATATGAACGCAAAACTAGATCTTTAAAAATCTTGACAAGAGTTGGCATATCTTTGGCTGCCACAATTTTCTTAACTTTTTCAGCAAGTCCGCCATCAACACTTAATTCCATTTCTGCAATTTCAGCTTTTGTAAGATTAAAATAATAATCTTCTTCACGTTCGATTCCATTAAAATCGACATACTTAATAGTTTTCTTAATCATTTTGATTTTCTCCTTTAATACTTTTAAATGATTAGGGAAGCGCCAACGTTAATCGTTAACGCCTCCCGATATCGAATATTTATTAATACTTTAACTAGTTACTCCCCAATTTTAAGTAAAGTAACAATTTCGTCAGGCATTAATAGAGTAGCATCTTCTTCATTCTCGCCTCCATAAAGTTTAGCTTCTAAGGATGCTAGTTTTGTGGCATCAACTTTAGTAGAATCAATTTCTATTAAAGCAGTAGGCTTGAAACCAGTAACAGCAACTGGAGTTGTACTAATATCCCAAGAAAATGTAATAGCATTGGGACTATCGTTAACCGATTCATAAGCTCTTTCAGATGGTGAAGCAAGCGCTCCGTAAATGATATGAATAATATATCCAGCTTCAGGATCAAGATCATTACCTTTCTTTGTTTGATAGCAAAGAGCAAATTCCTTACGAGATTGCTGAGTAATTTTCATACCAATAGTAGGTTCAGCAGAACCATCACAAGCTCCAAATTCATCAGGATAGGTGTAAGCTTCAACAGTTCCACCAAATTCCTCAGCACTCATTAAATTAAGGTACTTAATATTATCGGCATAAAGAGCAGATACTTCTGCTCCAGAAGGCGATTCTGTAACTGCAGTCAAACCATTCCAAGCAACACCTTTATCGTATGTGCCAGGAGTAGAAGACATAGGATATAGAACACCTTTGGACACACCGGTTTCATAAAAATGTTTACCAGCTTCGTCCCAAATAAGTTTTCCAGACATATGGTTTTATAACCTCCTATGGTTAATAATAGACAATAAACGAATCATGATTTAAACCATCAGAAACGAAATGTTTTTCAAATCTGGCAGTTTTAAACAACGACATCTTATCAACAATTGTACTATCCGGATCTTTATCAATAACTGTCACACGATAATGGTGTGACTGATTATACGTTTCATTATTAGCAAACGTGTTTCGTATATCAGATCTTTCATATACAATTGCAGGATATATTAACTTGATTGATTCAGGAGGTTGAAAGTATACATGACGTGAACCAAGAATTGTAACAAGTTCCTCGTGTAAGGTTAATCTGTCAGCCATTGTATACACCTCCTAAAGTCAATAGTAGTCTAGGGCGTTCAACTTCAACATCAGTAACTGTCCAAGTTGTTCCCATAAACTTAACATATCGAATCGACTGAAAGTTTTGGGTAGCATATGGATCAGCTATTATACTTACTATATTAGATATTTTTATATCTCCATTAGCAGAATCTGAATTATTGAAGGTTCTCTTATTTTTCAATAAGTCTCCCTTAAATTTTTTTTCAGTGTACTCATCAGACCAAACACCAGGTTTAGTCTCAGATTGCACAGCAAATCCTATGATACCACAAAACTTAGCCATTTTGAATTTTTAGAAACTCAAAACTATCCAGCAGCCGCTTCACTAGACTTCTTGAAAGCAATAGCAGCATGCGGGCAAGTAAGAGCGCCCGAGCAACGAGTTTCGATAAGGTACTCCATCTTGTTATAGTTAATATCAAAATCATCAAAGAGATTAACAGCTCCGCCCTTGTCAGCACCAACAGTATAATCAGAAAGATCGACAACAAGTTCCTCATAAGATCCCATAATATCATTAGGAACAGGAATAACTTCACTGACACTCATAGCTAAAGCAAGATCCTTAGCATCCTTATAAAGACGATGCCCAATAGTATCCTTAAGAA